TTACTGGATCATTTTGGAGGCTCTGTGCATGTGCATAAACCCTCTGATCCAATAAAACATTCTATGGGGTATTCTTGGTATTATGGCGGCGACCAACATAGTAAAGAAACTTTACTATTAGCTTTGTTACCATATTTAATAGTAAAGAAAGAATCAGCCATAAATTTGATAGAATTTTTTAGATTAGTAGGACAAACAAACCCTAAAAAAAGAGAAGAATTATATCAAAGGTCTTTGTATTTAAATCACCGTGGACCAACCGTAGAGACTAATACGCAGATTGCAGAGCAAGACTCTGCAAAGATAGAGTCCGACCTTACTGGTGACAGTAAGAGTGTTTAAGTTATCTTAGATACGTAACATTTGGAATATGCTGATTATGCTAACTTCTCTAGTTTGTCTCTGGCTACAGCCATAGACTCGACTGTTGAAAATGTTGCGCGTGAACTTGCTTATCGTCTTGGTGAGTCGCTTAGCGCATTAGTTCGTGCTACTGCTGATGGTGCAAACGCTGTTGATTCTAGCGTTTTAACACAGCTTGGCGCAACTTCTACTAGTTCTTTCACAACCCTGAGTTTAACTCAGATTCGTAATTCTGTCCAGAGTCTTGCTGGTCGTTCGGTTCGTCCGTTCGATGAGTCCAGTAAGTCCTTTATTGGTGTGATTCATCCTTTTGCATTAGGTGATGTTCTTGCTGATACTAGCAACGATGCTCCTATCGACATTTTGAAGCACACTCCAGTAGGCCTTGCTCGTATGGAAGATTTAATCTCTACTGATTTAACAGAGATGATCGAACTTCCTAGCTCTGGTGTTCATTTCTTCCAGACAAATCAGGTCACTCAGACTACTAATTATAAGGGCGTTACAGGCTTAACCGCTCTGCGAACTTACATTTTTGGTCGTGACGGCATCTTTAGCATTAAGCTTGGTGCTCAGGGTGATACGGGTTTTGGTGATGGAGAATGGCGCAATATAAAATGCAACATTATGCAAAATGTTGAGCCAACGGTCGCTGATCCTGAAGGTTTAATTCCGGGGTGGACTTCCTAAACAATAACCTATAATTATTATAGGTACTATGGGCTGACCCTTGAAAAAGGATATCAGTAATCTTCTTTAATTGACTTGAAATCTGAAATGACAACAAGGCGGAAGAAAAGACTTGACAAAGCTTTTCACCGTGAGAGACTAAATAAGAAGACAACCTAAAAGGTTGAAGCGATAGTCCGATCTTATGGGAATAACAACCATAAGAGATTGATAGAAATATTCAATCCAGTATCTCCCAAGGTATGTATAAACATGAAAGCAATAGATAAAAACACAAAAGAAAAGGTTCTTGAATTATTACAAGCACAAAGAAGTCAGAAAGAAATTTCTACTAGGACTGGCGTGTGTATAGGAACAATCCAAGATTGGGCCGCAGAATGGAGAAAAACCGGACTGTTGGTGAGCTACAAAAGACCGGGAATGGCTTTTACAAATCAAGCTAAAAGTGTGTCTAATGGATACTACAAAAGTATTAGAAAAAGATACTTAGGTATGCAGTGGACCGATAAACTTGAGAAACGTATATTTGGTTTTAATAACCCTACAGAAGCGATTCATTATTATCTCGATAGTAATGGCGATCCGAGGGTGTGTGCGTATTGTGGCATAAAACCTAAAAACGGTAAAGTATGGGGATTAGATAGAATAGACTCCTCTATAGGACATATTCCGGGTAACCTTGTTCCTTGTTGTTCTACCAATGAAGAAAATAGATTTTTATCTTGTCAGACAAGCAAATCAAATTTTAATCTGAATGCTTGGATGACTGCTAGTATGTTTCGTGCATACGGTAAACCACTTCCAGAACAGGTGGTTTTAAATAGACTAGAAGAAGTTTATAGTCTAGCAAAAGAACTAAAAGATACTGTAACAGTTTGATAGAGTTCATTTCACAACGTCGCTCGGCCCTGATACTACAATTCGTATTCGGGAAATAGACGCTGCATCGGCCATTTCTTGATTAAGAACATAAGGGGGTATAAAAACCCTCTTATGCTGGTTTTTTATGCCAGCGTCTATTACGCTGGTTTGCTTTTTGTTCAATAGGGTTAGACCATCTTACATTGTTTGGTTCATAGTTACCGTTGTTATCTATGCGATCAAATTCTGTAACAACACAATTGGTAAATCGTTGTGTTAATAGGTTTAGTTTATTCATACTTTAATCAGTATAACACAAGAAGCATCAAAAGTCAAGAAATAAATACGGAGAAAACAAAATGAGTTTTAATTCAGTTTTTCATGCTGAACCTACTTTGACAGCACAGGCTTCCCCTTCTTTAGCTCCTGCTCTAGGTGTTGACACATCTACAGGCAATCTAAAGGTAAATTTGGGGTCCGGTTCTAGCTCAGGATGGGTTCCTGCTAATATTGCGGTTGCTAATATAGCGTTACTAGCACAAACTGCTAACGTTGCTAATGTTTTAACATACGCTGTTCCTTCTAACGCTGCTGGACAGTGGTTAGTAACATTGTATGAGACAGCTAGTAACACACCTACAGGTGCTACATTACCTGCTGTGACAGTTACTTACACAGATAGGGACACAAGTGCAAGCATTACACAGACAGTAGCCTCAGTTGGTTCTGTTAGTGCTAATACTACAGTTTCACAAGCAACCCTTGTGATTAACCCTGCTGTGTCTACTAATATTGTTATTGCAACTACTAGTTATGCTGCGGGTAGTGGTACTGCCCTTGCATATAATATCAAGGCTCGAATCGTTCCTTTGGGCTTTTAATAAGGAGAAAATAAAATGGCTTATCAAGCAACTACAGGTTTAGGTACACCTACCAAACTTGTTGTTACGGGCAATGGGGGTACTACAAAGAATCCAGCCGTAACTTTATCTTTATCCGCTAATACTTGGCCTACTACGTTTCAGCTAGAGACACAGATTCAGGATGTTTCAGGTGCGGAGCAAATTGCTGGTACAGCGTTTACGCTTACCGCTGCTGCTAATGCTTCGTCTCCTGCCGACCTTACTCTCAGTGCTGTTGCTACTTCGGCTGCTGGTGTTGCGGTGTATACGGGTACGATTACAGGTGGTGGTTCAAATGCTTACGCGGGTGCTACTTTTGTTGTGGCTGGTTTCGCTACCAATGCTTCTAACAACGGTACTTTCCAGTGTACAGCTAGTACGACTACTACACTTACGCTTAACAACATTGCTGCAATCGCAGAGACACATGCTGCTACTGCTCAGGATCAGGCTAGTGTGACGGTGTATACGGGTACAATTACAGGTGGCGGATCAAACGCTTTTGCTGGTTTTACGTTCACGGTTACTGGTTTCGCTACCAATGCTTCTAACAACGGTACTTTCCAGTGTACAGCATCTAATACGACTACGTTGACTCTTACCAACCCTAACGGCGTTGCGGAGACACACGCTGCTACCGCTACACAGCAAGAAACAACTGCTCTTACTTATGTTGCATACGGGTCTAAGACTCTTAGTGGAAATACTTATATCCCATCTGGTACTTCACAGCATGTGGCTACGGTGTCCGCTACAGGACTTATTACAGGTGTTGCGGCTGGTGGTATTGAGATTGAGGTTTCGTATCCAACGTTTAATAACACAATTGGTGATATTGTTTCTAGTGGTAACATTATGAACGGTCTTCCAATTAACAAAATCTATAAATCTGTTGATGTGCAGGTGCTTCCGTAATTAAATAGTTGAGCGAAAGAGGAGACGCGCAATGTCACAATACGAAGATAACACAGATGAGGACGCGCTTGTAAGCGTTCTTAGACACCAAAATCGAGCGCAGCGTAGTCTGGTTAAACAGCTACGCCGCCTTCGCAAAGAAGAAAAAGAGCACTCACATGAATTGTTTGAGGCTCTATTAGATACTGACCCACAAGCGGAAGCTGCGTTTAGGGAACTTTGGATGCGTGGTGAGTTTGATTGCAGTCCATCGGATTACCAAATGGTAGTCGAGGAATGTCTTAGAGCTTTAGCAGTCTATAGACGAATTTCAACCCACATTCCTGCGCTAGAGTCCGATTGATTTAAAAAGTTTTATACTAATATATGTCAAAATATGGTGGATTACCGGATATAGACTACTATTAGTTTTAGTAACTAGTTAGCACGGCCATGCGCTTAGTTACACTGCTATATAATAGGTAACGTTCATTAGCTAAACGTTTTTATATAGCAGAAGCATTATTAGTGAGGAGACTAAAGGTGCCAACAGCACAAGAAATACAAAGTTTACAAGGTACTCGATTAGAGGAAACGCCACCTTGGATGAGCTATGCGGCTGAAATGGGCGATAACATGTCTCCCGAATTAGCAGCACAAGTTGAAGAATACTCCCAAAAACATTACACAGATGCCCCGATTAGCTCACAGACTCAAGAGGAATTATGCAGACTACAAGAGGCTAATCAAGAATCTGCCAAAGAGTATCAGTGGCTAACACCAGAAGAATATGAAAACGTGGAAGCTAGAACGGGAACAGTAATTGACCATGCAGAGTTTATTCGTAGACTCCGAAAGCATGGAATAGTTTGTTTCTATAAGCAGCACCCACATCACGATAAGGCTGTATTATGGGTTTCTAAAAACGGACTAGGAGAGCCTGAAGTTGCTTGTTGGGTACAAGTAGGCCCAATGCCTGAGTTATCTATCATGAACTTCGATGCTCAAGGTATTCCTTTAGCAGAAAGGCGCAGAGGTTGGCGTACATGTCTTTTGCAGATCATACTAAAAGGTATTATCTCTGAGGATGACGCTAATAAGCTATTTGGCTACCCAAAGTATACAGAGCAGTTCGATAGATATAATTACACATTACACATGTTTAGAAATGCGGGTGGCAAGCTAAGTGAATAACACAGTAATTAAAAATCAGGAGGAGATAATTAGTGAGTAAAGGTTTAAGCGGTGAAGAGTCTTCAAATATAACAGGTGTGTTACATAAGACTCAAGAAGTAGATACAAATAAAAATAAGTTAGCTGCTTTAGAAGTTGAAGCTAAAGAGCTTGAGTTAAAATCGGCTAGACTTCGTTTATTGGAACAAGAGGCCAATCTTCAAGATATTCAGGAGCGACTAGCAGAGCGTCAATTAAAACGTGAAACAAAGCAATCTCGTAGTATTATCAACGGGCACACATTACGGCAGCTAGCAGACACAGACAAGGCTGTACAGGCTCGATGTAACCACCACAAAGGCGGTGACGGCGCTCAGGGCGTTGTTTATGGACAAGGACAAGACCCTCAATATGCTGTTCTTAAACATATTATGAGTAATGGCGATACATGGGTGCGGTGTCTACGTTGTGGGAAAACTTGGAAACCACCTATTCGAGATGCTAGGAACTATGATGGTACACCTCGCTATAAGACCGAAGAAGTTTATATAGAAGCTTTTATAGAGTATAAAACAGCTTGTGCGTTTCCTACTAGAAATCATACTAGTAGTTCTGGTCAGTTTAAATGGTCTGATAATGGTGAGTATTTCCGTGAAATGATGGATCAAGTTACCCTTCGTTAATAATTTGGAGACAATATGCCTTCTAGTGTTTCAGTCTTTTTTACTACAACGGCTCCGGGTAATTTCACCTTACCTCATAATCTAGGTGCAATACCCGGATCAGTTATTTTTGAGTATATTACTGGAGGACAAGTTTGGTTTCAATCTACTAGATATGATGCTAACAATTTATATCTAGTAGCATCTGATACCGGAGTTGAGTTTTATGCTTTAATTTATGTAAGTGTAACTCCTATAACACCGAGTGCCAGTGTTCCGGCCAACTCTACTATAAGATTACAAGAGGTAGTAAATGATGCTTCCTCGTTAGGCGACGTTTCTCCTGCTCTAGCAACTGGCGGGTTATCACAAGCCCCTGCTCTATCAATTGCTAACGACGTTATGCAAGCGTTGATAAACGGTGGTCCGGCTGGACAGCCTTATAATTGGAAATGGAATAGATTTAATATACCGCCGTTCCCCACCATTAGTTTGCAGCAAGATTATTTCATACCCGGTTTGGTAAATCTTGGATGGCTAGAAAGTGCATGGGCAGTTAATATAAACCAAACATGTATATCAAAGTCTAAGAATCAGTTAGAGGTTAGAAAAGACTTACAAGTTACTAACTTTCAAACTAGCGGTGGCGGAAAGATTTGTTGGTTACCCAATGACCAATTAATGACAGGAACTTGGGGCGCGGCACCATTAGGCCCAACAGCAGGGTTTCCTTCAGGTCAAACGACCGTAGCAGGTCCAAACCAAACGGGACAACAGAATCCGGGTCCGGGTGTTATTTATACCAACCCCTTACAGACGTTAGCAACACCTATTAATGCTTCTACGTGTATAGCCGATCAGTATGGTAATCTATGGGCATTAACGACTTATGGAACTTGTGGAAACACGCAACCCGCATGGACACAGTTTCCTACTTACCCTACGTTTAGAAATCCTTTAGCTACTGCTACTACAGTAACAGACGGCTCATGTGTCTGGACAGCAGTTAACCCTAAAGGACAAGGTATTAGATTAAACCCTATACCTCCACAAAACGGGGTAGTGTGGCTTATTCAGCCTATAGGACAAATGAGAGCACCAAGGTTCTTTAACCTTACGCAGTATCTTAATCCTATACCAGATGATTTTGAATGGGCGTTTAAGCAAGGGTTCTTCGCAGAATGTTATCGTAGAAACCCCGATGCAAAAGTTAGAGCGCGTTACCCACAAGAACGACAAATATGGTTAGAAGCCCTAGACCACGCTGTTAGACAATCTGATAGAGAAATGGACGATTACGGCTTTTATCCGAGTTCTATCATTATGGATACTGGATACGCTATTAATCAAATTACTCCGGCGCAACCTTTTGGACCGTGGAGTGGTTGGTAAATAATTTAGAAGTTACAAGACGGGGAGTATTCTTTATGAGTATTCCCCGTTTTTTGTTTTAGGAGATTACATGGCTTCTTCGAGCACTATACAGCTAAAAGATACAATACAATGGGCTAAGAGGTTTATATTCCAGCGGTCCACAACCTATGGTAATAATTTAGAACCTGCCATGACAAGTGCCAATTTAGTTCTACAGACGATTTTAGGAGCACCCTTTGCTTGGAGATGGAATCGTAAAGTTACTGGTTTTATAACAACACAGGGGCAGCAAGACTATACAATATTTAATTGGACAGCAACGTTTGCTGTTTCTACAGGTTGGGTATTAGTCGATTCTAATGGAAACTGTCAGAGTGTTACCACAGCCGGGACCACAGGTTCTACTATTCCTACATTTAATGCTACCAAAGGGAGTACGACTACCGATGGATCAGCAGTTTGGACTAATTTAGGGTCTATAAATACTCCCGTAAGTACAACATACAATTTTGATTGGATTGAAACTACATCAATTCAATTACTAAATCCTAACACACAAAGTCCTTATTGGAAAGAAATCCCTTCTAAGCTGTGCCTTAGTTTAGATTCGGCACAATCTCCCCCTAATTATATATCTGCACAATCAGACGATGGAAACGGTAATGTCACTTTTAGACTAATGCCTGTTCCTGATATGTCTTATCCAGTAGCCATAACTATACAGCAAAAACCCCCAATACTAGATAGTGTTAATGCTACTTGGACACCAATACCAGATGAATACTCGCGCTTGTATACTTGGGGATTTGTAGCGTTGATGTTATTTTTTGGTGATGATGTTTCTAGGTTTCAGTTGGCTAACCAAAAATTCATAGCTTCTTTGTTAGGAGCTAGTCAAGGGCTTAGTCAAACACAAATTAATATATTTCTTCAAGGATGGTCCGCTATTACAGGACAGCCGATAGTTAATGAAGATAGGGTACAACAAGGTACACAAGCAAGAGGAGTATAAGTTTATTTTATGAACATTTTTAAACATATTATAGGGATAGCTTTAATTTTGGCGTCTTTCTGTACGTATGCTCAGCAGCCACAAGCTACTAATGGACAGCCTTTGTATGCAGTTAATGCAAAATATACAAATGGTGTCGCTCCCGGTTATATGCCTTTGGCTGGACCTTTGTCTACTCCTGCTAGCGGAGCACTCACTATTACGTTAGGAGGCGGTACAGCGAATTGTGGAAGTATAGTACAATATCCCGGTTACCCTACTAGCCCGGCTTTAACATTAGCTGCTAATACTACCAACTACATATACTTAGATACAACAAATAGTTGCATACCAACGGTTAGTCAATCTGTTTTTACTGGTTCGCAAATTCCTATTGCAAAAGTTGTTACAAATGGATCGGGAATTGCCACAAATGGTATAACCGATGTAAGAACTATATTTAACTGGATTCACGGTAGTTCCACGCCGGGAGGCGCTAATGGTTCTATACAATACAACAATGCAGGTGCCTTCGGGGGATTGACCCCAGACAACACATTATACGAGGATGCGCCCGGTATTTTGGAAAACCATCCCACGCTTAATGCTTCTCAGGGCGGCGCTGTGACGATGGGCGATTCTAACTCAGCAGGTTTGGGGTTAGTTTATACGCAGCTTGGTCCTTACATTCTCGGCTCATGGGCGCAATACGTATGTTTTGACCTTAATGTTCCAGAGTCAGCTTGTTCCACGACACCTTACGGTCAGATTGCTACTAACGTAGCGGGAGATAGATCGGGAGACTGGGCTAATCGTGCGTTCTCTGGCTTCGCACCTTCAGACCAAGCTAACCCTGTTGTCGTGGCTCAGTATAACACTAACAATTTGGATGCGGAAACTAATGTAACTCCGCCATTGTCGCACCAATATTCTTTCGTTTCTCAAAGTCGTGCAGCAATGGTGCATATCGCAACTCCGATGCAAGATAAGTATCTGCCAATAGCTCAGGCTGTAACCCAGTCTGGACAAGCTATCTCTCTCGGTGCTAATCAGGCGGTAGTTACTATCGCCAACAATTATGTCCCGCACCAGAGATTGTTAGTAAGCGGATGCACTACACTGACTGGCCTTAACACCGTGGGTTGGGTAGAACTTACAGCCGCCACTTCCACAACGATCACTTTTCCTTATTTTAACCTAAATGCTACACAGTCGATTTCTTCCGATACCTGCGCGTTCACCCCAACTAACGTTTGGGCGTTAGGTTCGGGCTGGTCACCTTATCAGGTACTTGGTACGCCTAGCACACTCCCCGGAGCAACACAGGGCATATTTTACCAGACAGGTAATATCCTGACGTTTTCATGCTCGACTCAAAACGTGACTTTTGTTCCCACCGTTTACAGTGCGGGTGCAACAGGCATGACTGCCACTATTACAGTTAGCGGAGGAGTAGTCCAGACAGTCACACTTAATGCTTCTGGTAACTTTCAGCTTGTTAATGGCACATATCTTCAGATCGGCTCTGGTAACGCTATTGTCCAGACGGTTAACAGTCCCGGTACATACGTCACCACAGGGTTAACATTAATTTCCGGGGGAACAGGATACACGGCCACTTCTAGTGCGGTTATTAACGCTAGTGGGCAGATTGAACTTCCATTCACGATTACTCAGTTCGGTGCTGGATGCACATCTTCCACTACCCCGGTATCAGTAAGTTGTAGCAATGGAACAGCTTCCTCATGCGGTCAGTTCGCACAGGCTAGCTTCTCAGCTAACCCACAATTAGAGGTTACATCTTCAGCCTCCACCACAATGACTCTATCGGGTATATATGTGGGTGCTGGAGGAGATATAGAAGTCATCTATCCAGCAGGACCGGGCTTTGGCGGGTCGTGGCAAATCACCGCCGACGGTGGTAGTCCATTAACCGACACAGTGTTTGGCACATCGACAATATCCGAAAGCTATGCAGGAAATGATGGCTATCGGTACGGACCCGCTAACTTCGGCGGTACAACATCGCTTCAAGCTGCCCATTTCAAGGTAACCCCCAGTGCTACACACACTTTTGTCATCACTGCGACTAACTCAGGAGGTTCTAACGTAGCCATTGCGGAATTAGCTGTCCCTACGGCAACTCACAATGCTGGTGTTAATCCACCTAACGTGGTTGCAGGTGGGGCGTTACCGAACCAAAACTCTGGTGCTCCTACTTGCGGACTTACAACTCCAGCATTGGCAGGGTGTCAAGTTGTCTATTCTGACTGGCTTTCCACACTAGTTAATCAACTTAACGGAGAGGGCATGGTCGTTAAGTATTACGACAATCAAAACATTGACCCTGTTTCCGGTTATTTTAATTCTAGTCCGAATAACAGTCTTCAAAACAATATCGTGACTAACGCTAACAACGGGTTGCACATGAGCAGTTCCGGTCATAGTCAAGTTGCGGGTAATGCCCTAGCTGCGGCTAATGCAGCACCGGCTACCTCGCAGTTCGTGCAAGCCCATCAAGGTATCGAGTATGCACATAACAGTGCCTCCAATGGCTACTGGATAGGTTCGTACTATGGCAATCAATTTAGTGGAGCACCGACCTTTGGTAATTATGAGACACAGGGCTTGGTTAACGTCTATCCTCAGACGTGGGGCGATTGGTTCTGTCAACTTGCCAACCCTAACACCACTTCGCTTATCCCGCCAGTTGGTAACTACGCCATAACGCCGGATTGCGGATTTGGCTTTGAGGAGAACCAAGACTTCCAATCAGGCGGGTCGTCGTCAGGAGTATTACACAGTCTTTCTCTGCCACTAGTTTCGTCTCAGACCGCAACTAGTCACCCTATCGAGTTATCAGGCACGTATGGCAACCTCGGTGTGTACGTTGTCTCTTACACACAAGGTACGGGGTATACAGGCACCCCTGTTTTTACTTGGGTTTCAGATGGTAGCTGCTCTACTTATCCCGTCGTTGAGGCTTACTTACGAAGTAGCTCGGTTTCGATCACACTGCTAACGCAGGGTGTATGCGCTACAGGAGTTCCTTCTTATACACTAACTGGCATATCGGGCGGCTCAGGATTCACCTTTGTTGTAGCTAGGGCTGGTGCGGTATCTATCTCTAGCCAAATGCCGGGTGCATACACAGGTTCGGGCAGCGTAACTCTGACCGGAGGCCAATGCTCAGTCACACCGACATTGACAACATCGCTTAGCGGCGGTGGTATTGTGGCATCCATTAACAATGCGGGTAACTGCTGGATAGCTCCAACCGGCTTTACGGTTAGTGGCTATACTGGTTCTGGATTCACCATCACCACAGCGTTGCCTACGGGCGGTGACACATCTTCACGCTGGCAGATGCTCGTTAACGGTAACAACCTAACTTTGATGGAGCGTAACGCCCTAACAGGTGTTGCTTTACCTCAGTTTCAGGTGCTTGATTTATCAGGTGGAGGTTTTAAGGTTAACTTAGGCAACACACAAGGAATACAAGTAGGGTATGCCTATACCTTGGACGCTTCTTTACTAACTGCGAACATCACTGGCGTTCCGATGACGACTCTTACGACAACCGGAAGCGGTGCGGCAACATACACGGCAGGTACAGGTATTCTAAACATTCCGAATAACGGAACTGGTTTATCTGGAATGACCGCAACTCAAGTTGCAATAGCGGGGTCAGCATCAACCGTGACAAGCAGCAAGGCTATCCAAGGTACGGATACTAAAATCCTATCTTCAGGTA